CATTTCAACATGTGTCAAGATCAGGTCATGTGTTTGAGATGAATGATAATGCTGAAGGTGAACATATCACCTTGCAACACAGAAATGGCTCCATGATTCAGATGCAGCCAGATGGTAAAATCACGATCACATCTCATGACGGAATGTATACGGCTGTATTTGGTCAGAATGCATTGTGGGTGACAGGATCATATGATGTTGTGGTTGACGGCTCAGCTTCAATGAAGGTCAAGGGTGATTATAACTTGACAGTTGATGGTGATTTCAATACGACCGTGTCTGGTAATATGAACACGATTGTAGGTAAGAACAAGAACGACACTATCGGTGATGACCATGTTGTCATTGCCGAAAATCAGTCAACAAAGATTTCAAACAACACTGAGCATACCAGCGAAGGTAAAACTTACATTGGTGCTGACGGTGGTATAAAAGTCGAATCGACAAGCGGCAAAATGGATTTGAATAGCGTTGCAGGTATGACGCTTGTTGATTCAAGCGGCATCGACTTGAACCCATAAGGACTAACTAATGCCAGGCGCACATAGAGATGGTGATAGCAGATTTTGTGGTGCAACAACGATAGCATCACAGTCAAAAGTCAGAGTAAACGGTAAACCATGGGCGGTTGACGGTGACCCTAGCACTCACGGCGCAGGCAATCTGATTCAAACCTACGGTGCAGGAAATGTCAGAATAGGCGGTGTAAAAGTGATATGCGCTGTTGGTGATAAGGCTTCAGGAGATTTAGCATTTCACCCTGTGCCACCGACTGATCCTTTAGGACACTCAAACGATGTGTCTGTATATTCTGGTGCAGCAGGCGGCGGCTCATGACGTTTGATTATAACGAGGTTATAAGAGTTGGTAACTCGTCAGCCCGCGTTAAGAACTTTTATGCAAACGGGCTTATCGTTCTGATTGACATAAACGGCGAGTTTAAGGTTGGTGATGTTATAACTGGTGATGATAGCGGTCATACACTCACACTAAATAACTTTGAGCTAAGAAAAGACTATGATACCTTTTATGAGCCTACCATTTGGGAAGAACTTGCAGACCTTATCATAACACAAGATAACGGTGCAGTTATTGTTCTAGATGCGGCTATAACAGGAAAAGCATCACAGGACTATCAACCAGACTTTGTTGTAGTAAGAGACACATGAGCGTAACAATATCAAATCTGACGGCTACTTGGGTCAATACCGCAGTAGAATATACTGCGATAAAGATGAACGTGGCTAACAACGGTTCAGCGGCAGGTTCTAAACTTATGGACTTGCAGGCTAACGGCACATCTATATTTACCGTTTACGCTAATGGTTCTACCACTATTGGTGGCACAGATGTCCTTACAACGATTGATAATCGTGTTACACCAGCTTTTAATAAAGCTAATGTTGCTTCAGGTCAAACAATCGCCAATGCAACGGTTGATATTTCTTCAAACAAATATACTTTTGATGCATCACAAGCACAGAACTTTGTAGCTAACTTTGACAGACGAGCAAAAGTTGTTGGCGGTTCTGTTCAATATGCACCTAAAACAATAACCTTTATTGGTAACACTGGATCTGTAGCTACAGCAACTTTAACATTGCCTGCTGGTCTGCAACAAGGTGATCTTGTTCTGTTGGTACAAGGTTCAGACGATGGCACACCAACGACACCATCTGGTTGGACTCAGATTGTTGCCGGTAGAGATGGTGCAGGTGTTGGTTATGGGCTTGCATATAAGCTAATGGGTGCAACACCAGATTCAAGCGTTACAGTAATCAATGCAGGCAACGCACCGAGCATTGCCGTTGCATACAGAGGTGTAGACCAAACAACTCCTGTTGAAGTAACAAGCACCCTTACGGCAACAGTTTCTACTCCTACACCAACAGCTATAACTCCGTTAACTGATGGTTCAGAAGTCGTTGGTGTTGGTTGGATTGACGATGATAACGTAAATCCTGTTACTGCACCAACAGGATTTGATACAAGCACTCTTGCATTTCAGCCTGGTTCTACAGCCGGTTTCACAGTAATGTCAGCTAGCCGCATGTGGCCTGCTTCAGAACTTACGCCAGGAGCTTTTGGTGGCGGTACTGACGATACAGAAGCCATCTCTATTGCACTAAAGCCAGCCAGCAATCAATGGGTTGTTGATCTTCCTTCAGGCATGATAGCAAACGATGTTGTCTTTATGATGGTGACAGGAAGCTCTGTTATTCCTTCTGCACCTTCAGGTTGGACTGACACTGGATATTCTGTTCAGCAAACTGGTGAAGGTGGTACAACAGGCAAGTTGTTCTACAAAGTTATGGGTTCTACTCCAGATTCAAATGTATCTGTGACAACACAATCTCCTTATACAACAGCATCTTTGATTGCCGTGAGAAATATTGATGTTGATGGTCCAATCAATGCGGCTACAATAGGTACAAGCGGTCAAACAAATGATCCTGTGCCAGGTGCAGTGATACCAAGCAATAATCATTCTTTCATTCTGGCTGGTGGCTACATTGAAGCGCGTTCACCGACCGCAGCAGTAACAACACCTACACCAAATGTTGCTTATTTACAAAGTGCGAATACTGCTGAAGTTGTACCATTTTCAACATTCATTGAAGGTATTATCAGAGACTTTAATGCTGGCGTATCTTATAATCCAGCCGACTTGAATGACGGTGCAACAGCATGGATTCCATCAACGGCTGCACTTGCATGGGAGTGGACGGTTGCCCTTAATACTAGACCTCCTCAAGTAGAGTTCATCAACATTCCAGAAACTGGGTTTGGCTATATCGCAACATTGAGTTCTCAAAATTATACAGACTTTGTTGAATGGCCTCAGTCTGTTTTATTTGCATCAAGCGTTCCTGGCGGCGGTGCAAATGGTTGGCCACTCTTTACTTCAAGTAGTGGCGCAGAGTATAGATTCAACAAATTTGATGCAATACAATATGCAACAGGTCAAGAACTTGACACTACAGCTGGAACATTAGATTGGATTGTACCTGCTAATGTTAGCACAATATCGGCTGTAGCAGTTGGTGCTGGTGGTGGTGGTTTATTACAAAGCACTGGCGGTGGTGGCGGTGGTGGCGGCGATTTAAGATATTCGACACAGATTAATGTAACACCCGGCGAAACTCTTAGACTTCTTGTTGGTGAGGCTGGAACAACAGGTGCTGTTCCTACTAGTGGTGGGTTTTCCAGTATATCTCGCGCAAATGGTCAAGTACTATTACTTGCTGCTGGCGGTGGTGCTGGTCGAGGTCCAACGCTCACATCTGGATCATCAAACGGAACCAGTAGCACTATACCAATAGCAACTGGGTTAACTTATAACTATTACACTATAGGTTCTGTTGTTGGACCAACAACTGAGGCCGGTTTCAATGCACTATTTGATACTGCAACAATAAGCCCAACTGTAACCTTTGGTGGTACCGGAACTCATTCGTTAAATATAAATTGGGGTGACGCAGGTCAAACTGGTGCTGGTGGTGTTGTTGGCTCTAAACCGGTTTATTTGCCGGCAGATCAGTTCTCTTGGTCAGTAGAAGGTTTTATTTTAGCACCAGAAACCGGAACGTATACATTTGGTGTTGACAGTGATGACGGCTCGGATGTGCATGTCAATGGTGTAAATGTTGCTAACTTTTATGGCCCACACGGCTTCTTCGGAGCTTGGACTGGTGGCGCAAATCAGAACTCGAATACAATATATCTGCAAGCCGGACAATTTTATAGCTTTAGAGCAAGAATGCAAGACGGTGCTGTTAACGATGGCATTCAAGTTGGATGGCGTAAACCTAGCGACAGTTCTATAGGCTTAATACCTGCTTCAGTATTTTTCACATCAATACCAGTTGGACTTGACCCTTTCATGGGTGGTGGAAATGGCGGACTTGGTGGTGCCGGTGCAGCATCAGGCTCATCTGGCGGTGGCGGCGCCGGTGGTTACAACGGTAGTGGTGGTGATGGTGCAGGAGGTACAGCGACTAACGGCTCTGCGGCTGCAACAGGTTCTGGCGGCGGCGGTGGCGGCGCCTCAGGTGACGTATCTAACGACAGATCCGGTGCTGGCGGTGGTGTAAGCGTTGTTGGCATTGGTGCGGACGGCACCGGCGGTGTTTATGCCGCACCTACAGGTGGCGATGGTGTGGCTGGCTCTAGCGGCTCTAGCTCCTTATTCGGCGGCGGTGCAGGATCATCAGATAATACAGGTACGTTACCTACAGGCGCAGGTCGAGGTGCTATTCGTATTATTTGGGGTAAAGACACAGACGGAGAAACGAATCGCGCTTATCCATCAACTGGTGTGGCATCTGCCACACCTAGATTTGCTTTCAACTATATTCTTAGAGCTACAGCAGATGCAGGATATAGAATCAGCTATTATTAATCTAACATAAATACAACTATGGCACAGATTACAACAAGACAAAGAGATTACACAGACTTAGACCTAAACTTTACAGCCAATCCTGTCACCAAGGATGTGGCTAAAAAGGTAGGTCCTGATGCTGTAGCACGTTCTATTCGCAACCTTGTTCTAACAAACTTCTATGATCGACCATTCAGACCGTTCATTGGTTCAAATGCTCAGAAGATGCTGTTCGACAATATGGATAGCTCGACTTCCAGACTTCTAGAATCGACAATAAAACAAGCAGCAGAGTTTGAACCAAGAGCAACAATATTAGGCGTCAAAGTGACAGCCAACTTTGATAATAACGGTTATGATGCAAAGATTGCATTTAGAGTAAACAACAGACCAGAACCGTTTCAGGTTACTATATTCCTTGAGAGGATCCGATAATGGCTCAGGCCGATAATGCACTAAGAATATCAGAACTAGACTTTGAGTCTATTCGTACAAATCTAAAGAACTTCCTTAAGAACCAGTCAGAGTTCACAGACTATGACTTCGACGGTTCAGGTATGTCGGTTCTGCTTGATATTCTAGCATATAACACTCACTATATGGGTTACTACCTGAACATGGTCGGCAACGAAGCCTTCCTTGATACCGCTCAGATTCGCCAGTCTGTTATCTCTCATGCAAAGCATACGAACTATGTGCCTAACAGCCAGACAGCAGCTACAGCTATCGTTGACATTATTGTAACACCAGAAGGTGGAGAAGATACCTCTGCATCTACGCTAACGCTTCCAAAATATACAAGATTTATTTCAGAGCCAATCAGTGGTATCAACTATGTTTTCACCACAGTTAGTGCAGATAGCACAATCAAGTCTGGTGGCAGCTTTACTTTTTCTAATGTTGCCATAAAGCAAGGCGAACCAATCACACAGAACTATCTCGCTAGTGGTAATCGCCGCTTTAATATTCCTTCAGCGAATGTTGATACAGATACTATTGTCGTAACTGTGCAACAATCAGCAGGAAATACCGATGCAAAGGTTTGGACTCTGGCCACAGACTTGACCGAGATTACTGCAAACTCTACAGTATTCTTTGTTGAAGAAAACTCAGATGCTAACGGAAACTACACAATTCAGTTTGGTGATGGTGTGCTGGGTAAAGCACTTTCAAACGACAACATTATCATCGTCAACTATCTTGACACCTCTGGTGAATATGCAAATAAAGTAAATAACTTTGTATCTATCGACTCTGTTGGCACCTATAGCTCAAACATTGTTGTAAGATCCATCTCGCCTGCTTCAGGCGGCGCAGCTAAAGAGTCCGTAGAAGAAATCAAGTTCCGTGCGCCTATTCACTACACAGCACAGAACCGTGCGGTAACAAAGTCAGACTATGAAATCCTTCTAGCTAAAGACTATCCAAACATTGACGCAATCTCTGTTTGGGGTGGTGATGAGGAAGATAACCCAGTCTACGGTAAGATTTTTATCTCACTGAAGCCAAAAGAAAACTATGAAATCACTCTTGATGAAAAAGAAAGAATCAAGAATGAAATCATTAAGAACAGAAGCGTTCTGACGGTTATTCCTGAGATTGTTGATCCAGATTACACATATCTGACGGTCACAGCAGATGTTAACTATAATCCAAATATCACCGCCCTTGACGAAGCCCAGTTGAAAGAGTTGGTTCGTCAGGCTGTTATTGATTACAAAAATGGAAATCTAAAGACATTCAACTCTACATTCAGATTGTCTCAGCTTGAAAAGGCTATTGACAGCGCACACGAATCTATCTTAGGTTCAAGCGTAACCGTCTATGCACAAAAGAGACTTGAGGTGTCATTTGGAGCGGCCAGAAACTATCAGACAAACTTTAACTTCCCTCTCTATAGAGGTTTCTTAGATGATAAGTTCTTTACTTTCCCAGCCATTAACTTATATGATGTTGAAGGAAATATACAGAAAGCCTTCATTGAAGATACACCTGGAGCCTTAACTGGTGTTGATTCTATATCAATTCTTACAGCCGGTCAAAACTATACATCTGAACCAGTCGTAACGATTACTGGTGACGGCACAGGCGCAACAGCAAAAGCAACCATTGTAAACGGAAGATTAAGCAATATTACAGTAACAAACCGTGGTTCAGATTACACCGTAGCTAACGCCACTATTACTGGCGGCAACGGTTCAGGCGCAACTTGTAAGGTCAATCTTCAAGCTAGAAATGGTACTCTAAGATCATTCTACTATAAGTCAAACGGCGAAAAGGTCGTTGACAAGTCTAATCTTGGTACCATTGATTATACCACAGGATACATAAGCATAGTGCTGTTGAATGCTGAATCGCTGGTCAATAATGACAGATATGATAGTCTAACGCTAACTATCAATGCTGTGCCAAATGAAGGCATCATTAGACCATTGAGAAACCGAATACTTGATATTGATGAAACAGATAGCGGAAGCATTATCATTAATATGATACCTGAGGTATAATGTCAACTAATAATAAAATATCTAATCTGGTAAACTCTCAGGTACCGTTCTTTGTTAGGAACGATCATCAAACCTTTGTTGCTTTTCTAGAAGCATATTATGAATATCTAGAGCAATCAAATACCACGCTTCAGTTTGGTAAAACAACTGAACGCGCAAAGAACTTCCTTAACTACATTGACATTGATAAGACATTAGATGAGTTTGCCGAAAAACTCTATGATAGATTTTTATATCAAAACATAAACTCACAGGCTGATAAAAAATTTATTCTCAAGCATGTGCAGGATTTCTATCGCGCAAAAGGTTCTGAAAAGGCCTATCGTTTTCTCATGCGCGCACTGTTTAATGAAGAAGTTGAGTTTTATTATCCAAAAGTAGATGTGCTTAGAGCATCCGATGGCAAGTGGTATATTCAAAAATCACTTCGCGTTAATAATGTATTGATTGCAAATACATCAAACTCAAATCTTTCTGGATTAGAAAAGTTTAGATCAACTAAAATCACCGGTACAGATTCAAATGCATTTGGTGTTGTTGAAAGAGTTGAAAGATTTTTTGAACAGGGCACTCTCACTGACGAAGTTCTTCTTTCTGGCATCAAAGGTTCTTTCAATAACGGTGAAATCATTAGAGGCACCTTTATTGACGATTTTGACAATCAAGTAAAAACGATTCAGGCCAATGTTATTGGTGGTATTATTGAATCTGTAGCCATCACAAATCCTGGTTCATTATATTCTGCGGGCGATGTGATTACCGTTAGAGGTGATGGTGAAGGCGCTTGTGTTATTGTTGGTAGAGTATCAACAGGTAACATTGCATCGCTGACCGTTCTGAATGGTGGTTCTGGTTATCAAAATAATGACATCATCCTTGTTTCTGGTGGCGGCGGTTCAGGCGGAAACGCAAATGTTTCTGGTGTAAACCTAGACGGTATTGTTCACCCCACTTCTTACAATGTAGTCGGCACGTTGATTAATAGCATTGCGGCCGCAGCGATTAGTTCGGCAAACTATGGACTTTTTACAGGTTTTGTAAACGCATCAAATGCAAATACAACATTAGCCAACGCACTATCATTTTTCGTATATGGCAACACAGGCCCAGTTCAAAATGTTGCAGTTATTTCAGTTGGTGATTATTCGTCTATTCCTCTATTCTCGGTTGTTGCTAACACCAAAATACTTGAGTTAGGCATTCTTGGTCAGATAAATGTGTCGAGCAGAGGCACTGGATATACCAATAACGACTTTATTATATTTGAAAATGTTAGTGGTGGTTACGGTTCTGGAGCAAACGCAAACCTAGTGGTCAATGCAACGGGTTCTATTATGAGAACCAACTGGTTGCAAGTACCAGGCCAGATCATCGGCGGTTCTGGTTATGAACAGAGTTTCTTGCCTGTTGCAAATATACAATCTAGCACAGGTTCGGGTGGTGTATTACAAGTTAAGTCGATATTAGGTCAGGGCGCAACTCTAACTTCAACGAGTGCGATTCTTGGTTCTATTCTGAGACTTGATATTATCAACAGAGGCAAGAACTACAGTAATGCGACATTAGATTTCACAAGCCTTGGTGATGGAACCGCAACTGGTACAGCAAATGCAACCGCCGGTGTCGTAACCTATCCTGGTCGTTATCTAAATGATGATGGTTTTGTAAGCTCATTTAACTTCTTACAAGATAGAGACTACTATCAGAACCACGCATATGTGCTTCGACTAAAGAGATCCATTGATGATTATCGTCAGGTTGTTAAAGACTTCTTGCATCCAGCAGGTATGAAACTCTGGGGTCAGTATGACTTAGAATCTAACTATCACGACTATGAACCAAACACCGTTCAGTCATTTGATTCAACCGAAATTGTTTTCAGAAACGGTACATATAACTCTGTAAACGGAAACGTAACCATAAGATTGACTACAGATCACAATCAGTCTGTGAATAGCAATGTTTATATCGAGTTCACTTCTGGAAATGTGGCTGAAACTGGAAATGCAACACATATCTCTAATGGTGCATTTAAGGTTGTTAATGTCATTAATGCCAACTCTTTTGGCATCGTGCATTACTCTAGCCGTGCCAACACCAACGGCAACGCTTATGTTGGCTTGGTTGTGACATAAATATATTGAATAAAAGGGTATTTTAATGACTTCTATAGCCTTTGGCGCAATGGCCATCAATAATGCGGAACAGTTTAAGGAATCGGTTACAGAACCGGCTCCAAATACCCGTATCTTTTTGACTTACGGTCGCGTTGAGCCTTGGGCTAACGATAGCGCACCTCCAACACCAAATACCTCTATCGCAAGCGTATATGAAGTTTGGAGAAAAATGATCGGTGGTAAGCGTATCACCGGTGCTGATATACGACATGTTATTCAGAGAAATAACTGGACAACGAATACGGTCTACAATGCTTATGATGACCAGACAACTGATCCTTTTGATGAAAATAATCGTTTTTATGTTATAACAGAAGATTATAATGTATATAAGTGCATTGCCAATGGTGGCAATAATGTTGTATCAACAGTAAAACCTAGCTACGTTTCTCAGAACATGGGTTCTGTGCAAGCTGATGGTTATATTTGGAAATACATGTATAGCATCAATTCTGGCGACCAGCTGAACTATCTGACAAGTGAATATATGCCAGTCAATACTTTAACATTAGATGACGGTAGTATTCAGTGGGACGTTCAGCAAGATGCTGTTATTGGTGGTATTCATTCTATTATTATCACAAATGGCGGTTCTGGCTATACAAACGCATCTAATCTGATTGTTTCAGTTAGCGGTGATGGTACAGGACTTAGAGCCACAGCAGGCATCAATCTTACAAGCCAGACTGTTTCAACAATAACAATCTCTGATCCTGGTCTAAACTACACCTATGCTGATGTTAGTATAACTGGTGGTGGCGGTCTGGGTGTTGCCAATGGTGCAACAGGTAGAGCTATTATATCTCCACCCAATGGTCACGGAAGCAATCCAACTTATGAACTCGGCGGCTCAAGACTTATTATAAGCGTAAAAGTTAGAGGTACAGAAAACGGTGTATTACCTGTCTCGAATGACCTTAGACAGATTGCTTTAGTCAAAGATCCATATTTGTTTGACTCTACAGAAATCGCAACAAACACCGCCTTCTTCCAAGGTCAAACAATCACAGTAACAGGTTCAGGTGATTTTGTACAGGACGAATTTGTATATCAAGGTGCTAGCCTTGCAACCGCAACATATTCTGCGCGAGTCTTGACTTGGGATTCTGCAACAACCACATTGAGAGTTACAGAGGCTATTGGAACGCCAACAGCCGCATCTCTAACAGGTTTAACATCTGCTACAACAAGGTTCGTTTCATCGTTTGAAGATAAAAACTTTGAACCTCATTCTGGTCAGTTGCTATATATGGATAACATAAAGCCTATCACTAGAGCGGCAGATCAAACCGAAAACTACAAGATAGTTCTTAAATTCTAAGGAATAGAAATGGCTACGGCAAACATTGCACAAACTAAAGTTGTTCCAGTCGCTACTACGCTGACTCCATATTATGACGATTTCGATGAATCCAAAAACTTTCATCGCATTCTTTTCCGTCCTGGATATGCGGTACAAGCGCGTGAACTGACGCAACTTCAGACCATTCTTCAGAACCAGATTGAGCGTTTTGGTAATCATATTTTCCAAAACGGTTCTCTTGTTCTTGGCGGTGCAATGTCGCTTGACAGCAAAGCTGTCTATATTAATCTACAATCTACCTATGCCAATACGGCCGTTATTGCATCTGAGTTCAAAGACAATGTAATCACACACCTAAGCAACACGGCTACTAGCTCAGGTAACGGCTATGTTCGCGCTTACGTCTTTGGTACAGCAGAATCTACATCAACTGAACCACCAGTTCTGGTTATCAAGTATCTAACTGGTAATGAGTTTGGTAATACAGCTACGATCAAGACAGACGTTTCAAATGGCTCAAATGCAGTGGCTAGCATTGCAACATCAGGTCATACCGGCTTTGGTACACTAGCCAGCATCAATGATGGTATCTTCTTCATTAACGGATACTTTGTAAAAGTTCCTGAACAAACTATCGTTGTTGACAAGTATTCTACTCAGGCTAACGCAAAGATTGGTCTTGAATATTCAGAAGAAATCGTTACAGACGTAAGCGATACAACGCTACTTGATCCTGCACAAGAAGCATCAAACTATCAAGCACCTGGTGCTGCAAGATTAAAGATCAACTTCGATCTGGCCGTTCGCTCACTTAGCAGCACAGATGATACATCATTTGTCGAAATGATGCGTGTTGAAAATGGTATAATCAAAAAGCAGATTCAATATCCAACTTACTCTGTTATTGGTGATACATTAGCCCGTAGAACTTTCGATGAATCTGGAAACTATACCGTTGATAGATTTAACTTGGCTATTGATGAGCATCCAACAGATAACACAAAGTTACGACTTCTTGTATCTCCTGGTAAGGCTTACATTAAAGGTTATGAATATGAAAACATTGCACAAGAAGGAATTGACCTTCCTAAGGCAAGACAAACAGAAAATGTTACCAATAAAGATGTTACCGTAAACTTCGGTAACTATATTATTGTAAACAATGTTTCTGGCACATTCAATATTGCCACAATGGAAAGAGTTGATCTTCACTGCTTACCACAAAATCTAGGTAACACAGCGAATACTCAAGCCTATGCCCACTCAAAGATTGGTACAGCTAGAGTAAGAGATTTCCGTTATAACTCTGCAACAAATGCAAATACAGCCGATGCACCAAACTTCATCTACACAATGAGTTTGTTCGACCTTCAGTTCTCTAATATCAGAACAATGAGTGCTGCGCCGCTGTTTAATATTTCAGCGAACGGAATACAGATTACAGACAATCTAAACAGATTTAGCTCTAACACGAATGCTTATGTTGGCGCAACACTTCGCATCATTTCAGGAAATGGTGCTGGTCAGAATGTGACGATCACATCTTATAACACAACTAAGACGTTGAACGTATCTCCCTCATTCACAACATTACCTGATCGCAACAGTAATGTTTCTATCGACTTTAACGCAAGAATGATTGAGTCGGTTATAAAGAGTGTTGCATATACTGGTGCAGCCGATAACGCTTCTGCTAACGTCAGCGTTCTTGGTAAAGATACTGGAACTGCAACAGGTAATACTGGCATATTTGACTCTACATTTAACTCTCTTGTTTATCCTCTCCCAGACAGATTCATTAAACCTGGTCTGACAGATGAAAACTATTCTTACTATGCGGTTACAACAGCCACGTTTGGTGCAAGTATTACGCTGACACTTGCAAACGGTGAAACTTTCGCCGGTGTAACTGATGCCACAGGTAGAAGCACA